CAAGATGATTGGTAACACAACTCAACTTACCTTCATCACGGACCCCTCTTTCTCTGAGGTAGATGGTCCTTGCGACTCCTTGGCTCCTCGTCAAGTGTGCGCCCCCCGTAATGCTCTTCCTGAGACCACCCTTTACGTGCCTCTCCAATTCTGGTTTTGCACCAACCCTGGTCTTGCATTACCCCTTATCGCTCTTCAATACCATGAAGTCAAGATCAACCTTGATATCCGTCCTATTGACGAGTGCTTGTGGGCTGTTACCACTTTGAGCTGCAACTCTGGCGCCCAACCTGCCAGCCAACAGGTCACCTCTGCTAACCAATACACTCCCGGTCGCCCCGTGCCTGCCGCTATTGCATACAACCAGTCTTTGGTGGCTGCTTCTTTGTATGTTGACTACGTGTTCTTGGACACGGATGAGCGCAGACGCTTCGCCCAAAATCCTCATGAATATTTGATCACCCAACTCCAGTTCACTGGTGATGAGAGTGTCGGTTCTTCTTCCAATAAAATTAAGCTCAACTTCAATCACCCCGTGAAGGAGCTTATCTGGGTTGTGCAACCCGATCAAAACGTAGATTATTGCTCATCTTTGGTGTGCGATGCTCTTTTGTTCAAGGTGCTTGGTGCTCAGCCCTTCAACTACACTGATGCTATTGATGCTCTTCCCAATGCTATCCATGCTTTCGGAGGTCCTCAAGCTATTGCTCAGGATAGCCGAGCTTTCATTGATGCTCGTGGTCTTTTCGAAGATGCCGGTGCCATGGATACATACGATATCCCAGCTGGTTTCACTGGATACTGGCATGGACCCCAAAATCCTTACAATGAGGCTAACATGGGTGGCCCAGCGGTTCCTCAATCTGATAACACAGGCCTTGACCCCGCCATCCTTGCTCAGCTCAAAGATTTGTCTACATCAGGCCACATGGATAACTCCAGTGTCTCCGATGCCGGCACTTTCGTGATGACTGAGACCTCTTTGGACTTGCATTGCTGGGGCCAAAACCCCGTCGTCACTGCCAAGTTGCAGCTCAATGGACAAGATCGTTTCTCTGAGCGTGAAGGATCTTACTTCAGCTGGGTGCAGCCCTTCCAAGCGCACACTCGATGCCCTGATGAGGGTATTAACGTGTACAGCTTTGCCTTGCGCCCTGAGGAACACCAACCCAGTGGCACGTGCAACTTCTCGCGTATAGATAACGCGACACTCCAACTTGTGCTCTCAAATGCCACAGTTGAAGGAACAAAGACCGCCAAGGTGCGCGTCTATGCTACAAATTATAACGTAAAAATTCTTAGTGCGTTGAAAAGTTACCTACAAAGACAAAGTGAGCTCTTGTCTTTGATCAAAATAGTTAAGCACTCACAAAATATGCTAGTAGCTAGTGGAATTGTCTGTTTGTGACTAAACAGCATTCTGCAAAATACCTTGTTGTTCGAGAAACCCCTTAGAGCCTTTTATACCAAGTGCTATTCCGAAAGGAAAGCATGGCGGAGACTAAACTCCGGTATGGTAATAATTAAAAGGATTGGGCAACTCGCATGCTTACTACCTAAATCCGCTATGATAGGATATGGTAGGGCGTCAGAGACTGAACGGGTGTTGGCTGTCGATGAAGGATTAATCATCTGGAGACAGCTTAAGATACAGTCCATCCACTAGGGAAACTTAGTGGGATCATAATTGGCTAAGAATTATGTCGGGTATGGGAGGATTAGCCTATTCCAATTGAGCGGATTGGAATATTTTTCAAGTATATATGTATATATATATACAAAAAATCAACTTAAAAACATTCATATTATATAATATACAATATGAATAAAGTAGAACTTTTAAAATCTGGATGTCCAGTATATTCAACAAATGAGGATATAATGTGTGGAGTAATTGATTATAACAATCACACATACTTGATTGATTTAAAAGACAAAGATAGACTTATTAATTGCACAAAACATTTTATTTTTGCGAATAATTATGATATATATCCATCTTATTCGTGTAATTATAAAAGATTTAATTATTTAGATTTTTTATTCTCATTTGATCCCGATACATCATGTTATATATTTTTAAATGGTAATAAATTTGATTTAAGAAAACATAATGTAAAAATTTATCATTATTATCATAATGTTATTTCTCAAAAATATAATGTAATTGAATATATTAGTGGTCATTATTTAACTATGGGTCAAGATTCAAATGTTATGAAAAATCCTATGTGGAAAATTATAGAAAATGATAAAGAATATTGGTTAATGTATTGTGAAAAGGATACAATTTGTAAATTATGCATTAAAAGCTATAATAAAATATTGGAATATGAAAATAATTTTAATAGTAATAAAAAAATTACTTGGTATAAACATCAAAATGGATATATATTATGCTCCAGTAGTTTATATATCCATCAAATAATTACAGGTTGTTATGGAAATGGCAAAGGAACCTTAACTGTTAGTGTAGATCACATAGATCAAGATCCATTAAATAATACTTGGGAAAATCTTAGAATAGCGACAAGAAAAGAACAAGAACAAAACTCAAAAGGAATTAAACCAGGAACAAAAAGAGAAAGAAAACATGGTGCACAAAATTTACCAGATGGAATAACACAAGATATGCTTAAAAAATATGTAGTTTATTATAAAGATTATGCTGATAAAGAAAAAACACAATTGCGTGAATATTTTAGAATAGAAAGGCATCCAAAAATAGATAAACCTTGGTCTACAACAAAATCATGTAAAATAACTATACAGGAAAAACTATTGCAAGCTAACAAAGTTGTAGATGATCTAGAAAATGACATTTATCCAGAAAAAGAAACCGCTTTACCCAAGTACGTTTCTTTAATAGTTTCAAGAGGAAAACCACATTTAGTATTCGAAAAGAGAATAGATGATAAAAGATTAAATGTTAAAATGGTATTACCAGAAGAATATGATTTGCACGAGCAATTAGAGATATTAAATGCAAAAATCAAGGATAAATATGGAGCTATTAATATATTATATAAAACAGCTTAAAGACAAGAGTATATGCTACAATATACAATGACTAGTATAGAAAAGGACAACGAAATGCATCTGAATAGATTTAAATTGGCGCCACCAAGTGCGTCTTACATTGCCGGATTAATTGACGGAGATGGATGTATTTTTATTCGAAAAATAGAAGACGGATATCAATCAGGAATAAGTATTGCTCAATGCCGAACAAATGTATTACAAATAATTCGATATCATTTTGGAGGCAGTATAACATCATGTTCAAATAGAAATAATAAAACAGTAGATATACTAGATACTTTTTGGGATCTAGAATATATACATAAGCATAATGTAAGAAATCAATATAATCTTTTAATTAGAAGCAACGAGTATCAATTGTTATTAGATTATATTAAAGATAGTTTTGTTGTAAAGCATGACAGAATAATGTGTTTGTATGAAATGAATAAATTAGTACATATTTCAAACAAAACAGATGAAAAAGAACAATTGCATTTATTATGCTCATCTAAGGCAATTTTAAAAGATGAACATTTAACAAAAATAAATGTAGAATATATTCAAGGATTATTTGACGCCGAAGGATGTGTTTATATTGATAAAAATACACATAAATATTATGTTTCAATTGCACAAAAAAATCATCCTCGGCTGTTATTCGAAATACAACATTTTTTAGGATTTGGAAAAGTTTATAATTTTCAATTTTGCATTAGTAAAAAAGATGATTGTATAAAATTTATTGAATTAATGAAACCTGGAGTAATTGTAAAATACAATCAGGTTACCGCATTTGAAACTTTTTTAAATGCTACTGATCCGTTTGCTAAAAATGAAATGTATAAAATTTGCAATAAAGAAAAACATAAAATAGAACATTTTACTGATTTAAATCAGAATGAAATAGGGAAAGAAGGATTTCAGGAAATTATGGTTACAAAAGATAAAAAAGTAATGGTTTGCAATGAAATCAATTTAAAACAAGTTTATAAGGAAAAATCTGAAAAAATGACTGGATCGGGCAATCATAATTTTGGTAAAGAATTTTCAGAAGAGCACAAGAAAAAAATGTCAGATGCAATTCGTGATGCAAAAGGGGGAGTTACTGATGAAACTATTTTAGAAGTTAGAAAACTCATTAATGAAGGAAAGACAAATATAGAAATACAAGAAATGCTACAATTATCAAGACATAATGTAACAAGAATTAAATGCGGGAATATTATTTGTAGAACAGAAGAAAAGACGATTAAAGACAAAACAACACAAGAAGATCGCAATATTGCCAAACGTAAAATTGCTTTAGATGAAATATTTATTGTAATTGACAAACTAATTAAAAATGAAAAACCTACTGCAATATTAGATTTTTTAAATGATAGACGACATGGTTATAAAAATTGCATTAATTTAACAGTTGATATTGTTAAAAATATTAAACGAAATATTAGTCAACATCCGTGTAAGTTGCCATTTTATCAATCAGAAATGTCTGTAGAAGATTACACATATTATAAAAATGCGATTGAAGAATATAGTATTGCATTGAATAAAATATAAACCATACTCAAATAAAAAAATTAATTTATCTAATTTTATAATTAATATCACTATTTATGAATTACTTATTTAACATTCTTCCTCATCCTCTTCTCTTGAAACGATATCATCGACATTTTCCTCAGCAAATTCTTCATATTCTTGTCCATTCCATTTCACATTTCTTGAATTAAACAACACGTTCATATTTATTACTTCCGGCTTGTCGACTGATGCAAATCCAGTAAACAATGTTTTAATTTGGTCGTCATCTCTGAACCTTGCGCTGTATTCTTGCTGAATATTGTTTCGTCCAATACGACCAAGTGCTTGAATAATCTTTTCCTGAGTTAAACCTAAATCTTTGCTCAAATAGCCATGGCAGAATTGATAATTTGTCCCATATATGTAGTCACTATCAGCGATTATCAGAAACAACATCTGTCGATCTGCCAATTTTTTCATGATTTCCGAATACGCAATGCTTCGGTGGTTTGCAAACACGCCAATTCCTTGCAGCAACAATACTTTCCAACTGTCATCCACGTCATTCAAAGACATTATCGAAATAATATCATCCTCATTTACGCTGCTAGTAAAGGTTTTAGGACTTGCAAGTTCTTGAGCCCATTTTTCTTTGTGCGAAGAGCGATTAGGAACAAACAGATCATGAAGGGTCGCGCTTTTAATCATTTGAGATAGCATCGTCAACTGTTCCCTGAGTTTGATTATCTCTTTGTCTTTTGATTTGTCTATCATTTCGCCGCCAACTTTCTCCTTCTTCTTGCTATCTTTTTTTGATTTATCTCCACTAGATCCGACGCTTGCTCCTTTTCCCATTTGCTCCTGTGCATTTTCAAGTTCCGCTTCTAATTCTGCAATTTTGTCAGAAATTTTATTATTGAAATCAATCTTATCTTGAATATCTTTCATTACGCTTGCTGGAATGTTGGACTGTTGGATGCAAAACTTGGCAACTTTGGTAACATCTTTTGCCAAGAATATAGTAGGTCCATCTGTAAGAGTATATGCATCTTTGGTTGTTACATATATCGCACTAGTTCCTGAAGCAGCCGTAGTTGTCGCAACAGGTTCTTTTACAATTTGTAAACTGGCAGTTCTCTCAATAGCAGCGCCTGACTTTACAGATCCGGTTCCAGAATAAGATCCCAGACTAGCTGCTTTTGTAATTTTGTTGCCCTTAGGATCTATTGTTTCGTTTGGCTGTATTTTTCTAAGTCTTGTGTTAAAGAAGAATGCGTAAACAAGATGCCATTTTTCTGGAGTAATGTTTTTCAAAGTTTTAAGATAATACATTTTAATAGACTGCATAGTAATATCAGTTGATGTCATGAAATTTCTGTTAAATTTCGCAGAAGATTTTGTCATATTGAATTCTTCCACATGCATGATAAACCGAGATGCTTCAGTCAAGTCGAAATATCTTAGCAGTGTCAAATTGTCTTCGCAATGCTGCACCGTTTCAAGGACTTTTTCGTATTCACTGCTAATGTAATGAGGCATCACTGTGTATCCGTTATTATCCAAAATTGGAATTGTTTTGCGACAATCATGGCTTACGATATTGAATATTCTGGGCTTCTTGACAACGCTTTCGAAACCGTCTTCTAGTTCATTGTAAAATACAAAATTCGCAAATTTGTCTTCAAAATCGCGAATTGTCTCTCCGATCTCGTGCATTTTAGGCAGCGTAGCAGATGATAGCACTACATTAGGAATGATATTTTCTTTCCAATTTTTCTTGATTACTCGATGCAAATCATGGTCCACATAATCCATTGTGATCGTTGGTTCATCCCAGTAAGTAATAATGTTTTGCGCCTTGTTAAACGAAAGCATAT